AAGGACTTTTACCCTTTTGTAGTAATTCAAAGAACACTATTATATCATGATTCCATTGATATTTTTCTGTATAAAGAGCTGTTCTTAGAATAGCATCATATCCTGTATTTTTAATTGATTTTAACAAATCATCACTTGCTGGTATTTTATTTCTACTTCCAAACTGAAGATTATCATTTTCATCTATGAAAGCACGTATATTAGATCCATCACGTTTCTCCTCGAAAAATATTAACTTACCAAGTAATTCTCTACTACCATAAGGAGACTCTCTTATATATCCTAATTTTGGATATTTTATAACTTCCTCTGTCCTCATTTGAAACTAAGATTAGATATATCTTTTAATAATAACTATCATGAGTATTGTGATAAGAAAGAACATATAGCTCATCAATACAATCACTCCACTCATAAGTAGAAACTCTATAATTCTATCACACCATTTATCTATCCAATTTCCAATTCTTTCAAACATTTTTAATGCGCTTTTCTCCGTACGATCTTCACGCTTCCTATCCATACACTCTCCTCGTCCCAAGTTTCATTCTTAAGAATATAGAATTCCTCTTGAAAATGCGGAGAATTTAAAATGCCATCAATTATCATTTTAATCGCCTTTTCGTAATTCAGATGAAAAACTTCTTGTATTTCTTCGATAAAAGTATCTAATCGATTATTGAAAGACACCTTCTCTTCTTCATCAATCATGTTTTCCCCATTCTATTCTACCACCACAATAAGGACACTTCATTTTTAGGTATTTTATTTTCTTTAGCTTGACTCCATCTTCTTGTTCTTTTATTATCACACCAAAGACTTTTCCACAGTCTTTACATTGTACGATCATTCTTCTATTTCCATGACCTCTTTACAATAAGGACATCGGTATTTAAGTTCCTTAGTATGCGATTTAGATAGTAATTCTGACTCACTCAAAATAATGTAACCATCTCTTTCCATGATGTTTATTGTAAGTCCACATTTCTCACACCTTAAAATCATATTCGTTTCAATTCAATTGTAATATTATCTGGAGATTTTTTTATACATATTTGCTTCAAAGTGACCTACTCCGTCAATTTCAGCTTTGAATATCACTTTGCATATCTTTCCTTCTTCTAAGAACTGTACAGCTTCCTTAAAATATTCAAATGTTTTAATTCCCATCTGTGTCAATTTCTCTGTATGGTATATCTCTTATCTTTCTTTCATGCATATTTGAAAGTTCTACAAAGTATCCTACAATTCTTCTAAATTTATATACTTCCTTATCGCCGCATATTGGACAAAGGGCAACATCTCCTAAGGTTATGTGATTATGCGATTTGCATCTCGTTAGGAATGTATCGAATGCAAAGTATGGCACTCCGTATTTTATCACACCTTTTACTACTTTACCCATCTGATGAGTATTCTGAAATGGACTTGGAATATTGATAAACATCATTTGACCGCCATCAAAATATTTTGAGAATCTCCCAGTTGTTCTCACTCGTTTTCCGATAGTCATCTTTTGCCATGGTGATACGATTTGATTAGTATACATCTTTCCTGATTCATAATAATTAGCATAAGGTGAATTAGTTTTCTGTGCATATTTCATGTCTGCTTCATAAAGAGTGACTGCTGCTGATTCTGCAGGTACTAACTCACAATTATAAAATCCTTCCCATGAATCTATTTCTTTTCGAATTACTCTGAGTACCTCTTCGAGTTCATCCCATGAATATCTTGCTATTTCTTTTAAATCCCATACCCCTATTATCCCTATGGTAGAATACATCCTCTGAAGTGAACGAAGTCCCAGTTCAAAAGTAGCATCAAGATGTTGGTGTTCTTTTAAGAGTTTTCTATGCCAGTCAAGAAAATCTTTTGCTAATCTTAGATTCTCTATTATACGTTCTATGAAATTATCATGATGTCTAATGAATATTCCTGGTAAATTAAGACTCACAACTTGATGACTACCTATCTGAACTCCTCCGCTTCCATAAGAGTTATAAAATGGCTTTGTACTTGATGTAAGTCTACAACATGAAGCAATGGCATCAAGATGTGGTAAAGCAAGGAAATTATACATAGTATGCTGGATATTTTGTTCAAGTGCAAATTCTAAGAAATCTTCATCTTGGATATTTGTTCCTTCTATTTTAAGTGCAGTTGTAATTACGGGGAACCGCAACATCTGAATCTTTATTTCATTAGTATGCCATTTCATTACTGACTTCTGAACAGTTAATAAATCATCTACATCTAAGCCCCAAACGTTATTACCAAATAGATGTTCTAAATAGTACCTATCAAAAAATGAAATATTAGTGTAAAGCGATTCTGCGCCTTGTCTTAAATGCTGATTGAATGAGTAAAATAATCTTTGTAATTCATTTTTGAATTGGTACTCTGTTAGACTAAGCTTTTGTTTCTTTACATAATAAGTTAGAGCTAAAATGAGATCAGGAATACCGATTGCTCCTCGTGTACGATTTGCAACATAGGATGTGAATTCTATAAGCTGTGCTATAAATGAATCCAATCTCTTTGGTGGCTTACTCTTGAAATGTGGATAATATAGTAGTCCCTCACTCATTATAGGTTCGGTTGCAATTGAATAACAATATGGCAATAACAGTAGTTTTGAAAAATCATGAATGTATAATTCATTCCCATGAAGTATAAGAATTTCTTTTCCCCTATCAAACCAATCAGTAACTAATTGTTTATTAAAAGCTAACTCGATACCAGATGCTAACTGCTTTCGAATATTAGCTATGTCTGGATAGTAATTAGCATTTATATCTACAATACTTTCTCCATTCAAAAAATCTTCAATATTCATTTTTTTAATATGATAGATAATTATATATAAAAAATATTAGGATTATGCCTCCATAGTTTCTCTATTCTTTCATCATCCTCTTTAAATATAGTTTTATTCGAATTCAAACGATGAAATTCTTTTCTTTCTATCAATAAATCAAACTTCTCTTTCCCGATTTTAAATTTTACTCGTCTTACTTTGACAATCATCTCAAGAAAGAAGTTTTTATGAGTTTTTAGATAGCTCCTTATTTGATTGATAAGGTCTTGTTCCGATTTTGCACATATAGAATCTACCTGACGATATCCAAAATTCCCTGAAGAGAATCCTTTAAACTCCGCTATCCATCTTTCATAAATTTCAATATCAACTCGTGCTTTCACTGTGCTAACCTTGTTTGTTTATACTATTCTTCTAAAAGCACTACTAATTGGATTTTCATTGATGTCTCTAATTGATTTTCCTCCTAAATAAACATCAGATTTGATAATATCGTGTTCTTCATCCCAACTCATTAGCATTACATGTGTACCAAATTCCTCAGATAATCGTTTAGCGAATTGTTCGACTTTTTCGAAAGTCCAGTAATTAAACACCCCTGCTAATACCACATAAGAGCCTTTACTACCTACTAATTCCTTATCACACATACAGTGTGATGGATCACCATCTTGCCATCCCAAATCTGGTTCGAATACTTCACCTCTTTTCTTTTTAGACTCTTCACGCATTTCTAAAACTATTTTCTTAACCCGCTTTTTAATATCGTCTACATCTTTTTCTCCACTAAAAACTCCTCCAGTTCGAATTCCAATAATATTTGATACGTAATATCCCATGATATCACCTCCTATATTTTTTTTAAAAAAAAAAGTATTTAAATTTCTTTCTCTCGATCTATTTCTATAAGTGAAAGAATGCAATAACCTGCAATGTCTATTAAAGTATCCCGAATAGCACTAAGATTATTTTCATTATATTCTATATTCTTTAAGCGGTTCAGTTTGAACGTTAGTACTAAACGAGAAGCATCTAATCCCCATTCATCCCAAGTCTTACAGAATGCATCATCATACTGAGTGCCTCGCTGTGTTAACGTATTTTTTATCAATTTTAAATAGTAATCAAAATTCTCTTTACTCATAACCGATCATGCTTTTCAAATATTTTTATTAATTCTCTTTCATATCTTCTTTTTTCTTTTTCTAATAAATCTTGTTTTTCTTCATCTGAAAGTAGTTTACCATGTGCTTCTATTTCATGTGTTATAGGATATACAAATAGGTTTATAATTTCTTTTATAATATCAGCCATTCTATTCTACCTCCATATTCTAAATTTGCATGAGACGCGTATATTTAGCCATAGACGCAATAAAATCTATCAGGGTATATAAAACTATTACCCAGTGAAAAAAATTGCAATGAACAAAGGATATAAAGCTCTGGTGCAAGATTTACGCATCATCACTTAGAAGTATTATCAATTCTGGATTTTCATGAATGTTTCCTATGACTTCTATATTATCCTTGGTATCTACATCGTACCATAATAAAATTGGACTTTTTTTCCTATTAAGTAGTTCGAGTACGAACCCTGTGTACTTCCATACTACTACTCCGGTCAGTTTATCATTGTATCTTACTATATCACCTTCATATATTTCTTTTTTATTCTTATCGTTAGAATCAGTATACTGCCCAACTGTTTCAGGAACTACTAATTTTCCCGTTAAAAAATTAAACGGTTTAATAAAATATTTTAAAGCATCAGCGATAGGATCTTCTTCTATAATTAAACTACCGTATATCCATTTTCCATTATCAATTCTTTTTCCTCTAAATTTTATCTCTCTCATTTTTTAACCAATTCAGGATTTTCATATATATTACCAACTATTTCTGCTGAATCAGAAATTAAATTCCCCCAATCAAACATTTCATAATGATAAGCATTCTCGATGCTTTTGAGTAGGAACGCACCATTTCCCATGTGACAAGATAGAGCTTATCATCTAAGAGATCCGAACAAACATCAGTCATATAGACAAGGTCGGCTTGGCAGATTTCTTTTTTATTCTTATCGAAGTGTCCAGTATAGAGCAATAAGATACAGTCATCCATATTGTAGCTAATATCATCAAAGCTTTCGTAGATAAGAGAATCCCACCATGAGATGCCAGCGACTTCAAACATACGCCTTTCTTTTTTATGCCATGCTCTGAATTTAAAATCTTCCATTTAGATATCCCACCATTCTTTCTTAGTTTTAATTGCAAGTTCCACTTCCTCTTCTTCTTTAATACGGTCTTCTAAATGTTTCATTCGCCCTTCTAATTCTACTACACTTGAACTAAGGGTCGCAATTGCTTCTTTCATGTCTTTCAACTCTTGATTAAAATTCTCCATCTTTTTTTTTCATTTGAATCTTAAACCAATGTAATCTGAAGGAAAATTTGGTAAAACTTTGACTGGATAACCTAAAAACACTTGTATTGGAAATTTATGGTCAGGGGGTAAATCCAACTCTTCTGCTAATTTCTGGTAAGCTTCTTCGCCAAGCACAATTTCTTCAATTTTTCGATTTTCACTCTTTATCTTATAAATATTTTCAACTATTAAATTCCTAACACTTTCTGTCATTCTCGCCTATAATGTCATCAATCAATCCCCATTCCTTTGCTTCTTTAGCATCCATCCATACTTCTCTTCTTCGTATCAACTCACGAACTTCTTCTTCAGTCTTATTACATCGCGATGCGAGAATATCAATCACCTTGTTAGTTATTCGGTTGAGTTCGGCAGCCTCGTCTTCTAATTGAGAAGTAGATTCATCTCTAAACATAGTCCATCTACGAGGTTCATGGAGTAAGAACGAAGTTGTGGGATAAGCCAATCGCTTATCAGCTCCTTGAAGGATGATCATAGCAGCAGCACTTGCAGCCAATCCTTCTGCTATTACAACCACTTCCCTGCCTGAATTTGATAATTCTCTCAAAATATCATATACTCCAAAAGCTAAATATGCGTTACCGCCAGGCGAAGTGAGTCTAATAGTGATTCTTGGTAGGCATTCATGGGTATCTCGTAATGCTGCAATTTCTAAATTAAAATCATCTACCGTTACATCATCGATTTCACCTCGCAAGTGTATAATACCTACAGATAATTCTTGATGCCTTAGTCTCTCATATAAGGAAAGACCCTCTAATTCTTTTTTCATTATATTCCTCCTTTGAGTCTAAAACTATCGAGTGCATCTGCTATATCCTCTGCATTATCCAATATTCGTTCAAACCGCTTAACTATTTCTAACAACAATATTCTTTTTCGTTCTTCTTCAAAATCAACCTTCATGATCTTAATTAGTATTTTTCGATATAAATTATCACCTTCATTTTCATACCGATTAATCTCTTTGATGCAATCCAATATAGTATCATTGTATTTCAAGAAATTTGACGAACATTCAGTAGCAACACTTATAGAGTGTATAGCCTTTTCGATAAGCCCTATAAAATTTCCAAAATAAGCTTGAGCTTCGTTTAGTTTGTAACCCAGCTGAGACCAAGCCATCAATCGCCATATTACTTCTTCTATATCATCTATTATATCATCAATTCTTTTCACGAAATATCGAATGTCCGAAACTTCTTCTGTTACTCTTGTATGATCACATAGTAAGAGTTCATAAATACCGTGTACAATTAAATCTGCTTTTTCTTCTACTTCCTTTGCTTCAATACTCAAATCATGTATATTTGATGTGTTTATCTTCTTTAACAATTCTACAGATCGAACTAGTTTGGCAGTCAGATCCAAGAAACTATTTTGGTAGTCATATCGTTTTACAAAATTAATTTTCCCAACAACATCTTTAATTTTCATCTTCTATCACTTTAAGAAGACAATCTATCAAAACACTACATTCTTCTGTGTTATTTTTGTTTAGATGCTCCTTCATAAATTTCCAAAATAAAGCTTCTGCTGCATCGTCTTCAAACAAGCCAATATATTTCACAAGAGCTTTTTTATATATTCCCATTTAATAATTTCACCTCATGATAATATTTAACAAGATACTTAAAGGCATTCCATGCTATTGAAACTGTATCTTCATTCCAAGTCTTCCATTCAAAACCCCTATTGTTTTTGTCTAATCGTAATATCCCAACTTTATAACCAGTGTCTTCTCGATGCATATATTCATATGCATGTTTATATGAAGCCAGTTGAAGGAGCATTTCTGGGTAGATACGTTTTGAGGTTTTGAAATCTACAATATATTTCCTTCCATCGAATTCACATCTAAAATCTAATGTTCCTGCATATTTGAGATTTTTATGATAGACAATTTCTTCATTCCCTAATGCTTTAATATTGTATGAAGATTTCCAATCAAGAAAAGCAGTTACAGCTGGATAGTAATTACTATCTATAACTTTGAGTAAATCTGAAGTATCCAATTCTGATTTAAACGTTAATTCTATAATCTTATGTACTCCACGTCCTAAATGAGCTGCTTTCTCTTTTATCGCTTGGTGTTCTCTTCTTGCATCCATTAACAATTTATAAGCATTTTTTGAATTTAATTTGATTTTTCCATTTATAACATCGTTTAAGCGCCTACCAAGATATTCAACAGTTGTCTTTACTGCCCATATTTCGATAGCAGGCTTTCTCAATACTGAAAGAATAGTGGTGCTTGAAGGATAAATTTCGTCTCCTATTTTGTAATGATGACCCTCTTTCAATCCTAATCTTTTTAGTTCCTCATCTTCTAAAAGCTTTATTTCTTCCATTAAACATCATCAGTAAGTAAACTACTACAGAAGTGTATTTCGTTAGCATTGTATTCTGCTCCACATCTTTCACACCTCTTCATAAGTTCAAAATATTTTCTACAATCTGGGCAGTAAGCGATTAATAAATCTACTGCTGGAAGGAGTATCAAGGTAGTTTTGCACACTGGACAATAAACATTACCCATAATCTTTTCTTTCTTTACTTCTTTCCAGAACGTATCTTCCTCAACTTTTATTTTAAAATCACTCATTTAATCCCAATAAGTATGTGTCCCTAAAAATTTCGGAGGCTCACTTCTTCCATCTTTTCCGAAATAATATTCATAATCACTTACATCTTCTGGTTTCCAACCTATCTTAGAAAAACCATCCTGCCATAGTTCTAAAAACTTAATGCCTAATTCCTTCATCCTTCTCCAATCACGACAGCTACTGTACATTACTATTCCTAAGAAAAATGAAAATGTATCTACTTTTTGTTTATACCAGTCATTAATGAGTTTACGAAGTCTATGATACTCTTCGTCATTTGGAATAGTAGTTTCAACTTCAACATCAGCTTTACTAAATCCCCTTAAATTTACATTCACTTCTATAATATTATTAAGGAAGTATTCCTCCTCACAATCAATATTCTTTAATGCAAATACTAATGAATATACTCCTCTTCCAAGCGATTGAAAGTTTTTAACTAATTGACGTGGAACATCAGAAAATATAATACGACACTCAAAACATCTAAGTTGAATGGTTATAGGCTTTGTGCATTCAACTACAAACCAGGCAATACTATTTTTCTTCATTTCCTATAAAAATTTTTTCGATGTTTTTCATGACTTTAGAATTAGAATTTTTTGATGATTTTATTATGTTTTCAATTGTCTTATGTGATGAAAGTAATTTTACAGCTGTATTATATCCTATCCCTGGTACACTCATAAGTGTTTGAACTCTAAGCTCAGTCCATGATTTATTTTTCTTTTTTACTACAGGCTTGGGAATATAATTACGAGTTTCTATCAATCGTTTGAAATAAATATAGAAATATTCAGATGCTTCTGCTTTATCGAACTCTCTCCATGTAATTCCATTTGCATCTAATGCTGCTTTTGCACCGATTATTGAATTCATCAATAGTTTTGGATTACGACTATACTTAAGCTCTTTTAGTTTCTCATATTCATTCGTATCAATCCATACAAAAACTCCATTGGAATATACTTCTTTTGCTTGATATAACTTATTCCAAAAATCTTCTTTTCTAATACTCTGAACAAAATCATTAATGGTTTTTCGTTCTATCAGACAGCCATCAAAAACTATATCACCTAATTCTAATTTTTTAATTTCTACTGGAAAATCAGACTGCCAATCGAATAGGTGTTGTACATCTTTGTTTTGTTCACGTGAATCTATATATATAATTTTATTTTCACTAGTCATGTTTTCTTTACCTATATCTTTTTCTAAATGATCTTGATCTTCGAACGGGTTATGTAAGAGAATCACATTCGGAGCAAGGCGAGACCGAACTTCTGCGCGAGTTAACATAACTGGAGAATCCAAACTATCCACCCTTACTTCAGGAAAAGCATAGGAACCGTACCATAGTGGTATGTCATTATAGGGTACTTTATTATTTAGTTGTGGTTCTGGTTTTTTTATACATTCAGGACAGCGAGTTGTTGCATACGTTTTATTGTTTTTATTATCATGAAACAAGACTAAACAACGAGCAGTTCTACCACACAAATTACATAAAGAATATTTGGTCATTTTTTGTTTTCTTTTTAGAGTTCAAAAATCTGTATATTCCTGACTTTATATCTCAACCTCTTTACTTCTTCTATCGCCCACTTTTGTTGCTTTTTATCGAAGTAGCTCGGTAGGTGTAGAATATTGGCTTCTTGATCATAAATGCCTATTCCATAAGCTACACAGTGATCAAAATCAAAGACATAATCATATAAAGCGTCTTCAAGAGAGGAGTATTCATCTGCTTTTTCTTTGCGAATATCTATAAAACACATACTTAAATCTCTTCATTAACAGTCCAAAATTATTCTCCTATGTTATTTCTATTTTTGCATGATAAGATTGGTTGAAATATTTACTCTTACCCTCAAAATTATACAGTGTAGTATCAGCCATTACCTGAATCAAATCCTTCAAATTCGAAGCTAAAAGTCTTTCAGCTCTATCTTCATACTCTATAATCAATATATATTCATCCTCATTTTTATGAATTATGAATTTTAGCATTTCTTTTCCTCTAATTTTGAAAAAATAACTATATCCGTTAATCGCGATTTCCTGATGCCAACTTTACACTGATAGTAGTTTTTACACTTATCACAGTATCCATCGGCACTAATGAATCCCAATTCATCTTCAATATTATTTGGTATATACTCGCCAACGTCTATGAAACCACTTTCATCATTCACAATATAGTATTTTAGGAAACGATTTACATTATTACAGTATGGACATTTATGCTTTACATTTAACCACAGCCATGACATTATTCATACCAGAGTTCTTTGATCTCTTCCAAACCCACACCAAATATTACAAACATCCAAGCGAGAAATAATGGAAATTCCGTATCCCAGTATTTTAACATTAAGACTATTCCGAGAATAGTAATAATTTTACCAAGATACCTAAATGGAAAGTGTTTCCAAGTCATTCTTTAGTCATAATGTCTTTTAAATAATTATAAGTACGAGCAGGTAAATATTTGCGCAGGATGTTAGCAAGCAATTGTGCTTCTCTCATGAATACCGAATTATGCTGATAACTGAAAAGCATTG